TCATGAATTTAATAACTGCTTTTTCTTGAATTCAAATTCTTCTTCTGATATAGCTCCCATATCTAATAATTCCTTAAGTGCCTTAATACCTTTAAGGGCATCCGCGGTATTTTTGGATACTTCAGCAACGGACGGTTCTTGTATGATCTGAAAACATCTTATTTGGGCATCTATTTCAGTAGTACAGGCTATGGAAATTGGGAACACCATTCCGTCATTTATACGGCGAAGTTTTAATACGGCAGTCCCTGCTTGCTCAACTTGTTGTGTCACCTGCCGAGAATTAGAAGACATGGTACTTTGAGTGGCAGACTTTCCTTTGCCCCCGGCACCAATTGCTGCGCCAACAGCCGTTCCAATTCCAGGCAACAAGAAAGTTCCAACAACAGCACCTGCTGTCATTTTCCCGGCTTTTCCTTTTTTTGTTGTTTGACTATTATTGGTTCCTGTTGTTTGAGTATTTGATACAGAGCCATAGAGTGGACCATCCCAAGAGTAATCAATTAATTGATAAAGTTTGGCCTCATCCGTACCAAAGTATACAAGGCCATCTTCCTGCCGCTGACGGATAGTATTGGGTCCATTTAGTCCGATAGGGCCATTTTTTATGGTGACAAAGGCACTCACTTGACTTTGCCTCCGAACAGCCAATTGTCTTTCTGAATCCATCTTTGCTAATTCATTTTTCACTAAACCCGTTGCGCCATCCGCGGCATTTTTCATCAGATCTTTGATTCCCATAATATAACCTCTCTTGATATATATTTTTTTAACATGCCGTCATTGCTTTTCCTATGCGTTTTTTAGAAAGAATCAAGTTGCTCAATCCGTAGGGTTCCTGGTTGACCTTGGCATAACATATAGGGCAAATGCAGTCCCCCGGATGGTTATAAAAAGTCCGTCCACAATAGAGGCATTGATTTTCACCGCAGATAAACCTTTTAAACTCTGGGTGGTAAAAATATTGGTAAACGATCCAATCAATAGGATACATCTTATGGGTTGCACGTCTGCGCCATTTTTGGTAATCATCAAAGGCACAATCCGCAGCATCTGACGATATTCCAAAGTGGTGCTCAACCTCCCATGAGTTTTTGCATCTACAGTAATGTATGGCCATTCTAGGAGCCAACAGATAACTGGCAAAACAATTGGCTTCCGCTTCGTAGTAATCTGTTTTACATGGATGATCAAGTACAATATGTCCTAATTCATGAGCCATTGAAAATGTAATTCTATCAGTCGGCATATGCTCGTTGAATGCGACCGTCTTACTAAAAGGATCCTTATAGGATTCGTCAGAGCAGGCTACGCACAATTCATAAGCTTCCGGACTCTTTTCCTTCAGTTCACTGTACGTGAAAATTCGGTATCCATACATTTTAATTGCCTTAAAACAATCAAATGGAAACTTTTTAAAGTCACAATAAGCATAAGTTTCAATAACTTTGCTAAGTATGAAATCGTGATTCAATTAAATCAATCCTCATCGTCTATTTCGGACAACAGTTTGATTAGGCGTAGTTTTTGGTCGGCAGACATCTGTTTACCATTTCTAGCTACAAGGCGTTCAACATCCGCATAAGTAGGTTCTGGCCTTATGATTTTTTTATCATTTGCCATTTTCTCTAAATCATCCATAGTGATGCCAAGTCCATGACATATAGCCATTACATTGTCAACAGTTGCTTTACCAACACCATTTTTCATTATCCCGTAAAGCGTGGTATATGGGAGACCGCACTTTGATGCGAATGATTTAAGGCTATAGCCTTGTTCTTTTATTAATCGTTCTAAAATTTTTGCTTTTTCCATAATCACGACCTCTTTTTCTAAGTAATCCCATTATATATCCAAAATAGAATTTTGTAAATATAAAATATTCGTTTTACCGAATAAATTCGGCAAAGGGAATATTTTACATTGACAAAATACTGAATTAAGAATATAATCGGTTTATCCGATTCGGAATTCGGAATTAATAGGAGGTGAAAAAAAATGTACAGAAATTTCTTGATGGCTATGAAGGACGAAGGCGTTACATTTGCTCAGATAGGAAGCTTGCTTGGGTGTAGATACCAAACTGTAAGTGATACGGTAAATGGTGAAACCAAAAAAGGTTTCTATCACGAGGATGCAGTAGCAATCCGTAATGTCCTGTTTCCAAAGTACGACTTAGATTATCTATTCACGAGGGAAAAATAATGCCTAAACAAACATACGTTCGATAAAATGACTATACCACTATCGCGTATGCGTGTCAATGGAAAGATGAGGAAAGGAGGATCCACTTATGGTAAAACCAATGATGACCGTTGATGATGTGGCAGAAGTGTTGGCGTATTCCAAAAGTCACTCTTACAAGATTATTGAGAGGTTGAATAAGGAGCTTGAAAGCAAAGGCTATCTAACCCGGCCGGGTATGATATCAAGGAAGTATTTTTATGAGCGGACAGGGCTAGAGATGCCACCGGAGGAGAAGGGAGGGACAAGCCAATGAGAGCAAAGACATTTGCAGAGCACCGGATCCGTCAGTACCTAGAGGCGGTTTACCCGGGCTTGGATGCCTGCGTAAATTTCACCGGATTGCATGAAGCCATAGTAACTGATGTAAGCGGAGACAAGATCCGCGTGGTCTACGAGGGAGGACAGGTGTATGAGACAGAGGCATGATGAGGAGGAACATCCTCTGATGACATTGACAAAACAGATTGTACCGGCAGTCATCTTATTGATGGCAGCCTGGATGACATCCGCTGTGATCATGCTGCTGATCATGGGGGCGTAAAGGAGGTGAAACGAAATGACGAGAGAACAAAAGATCCGGATTATGATGGAATACTTGGACGAGCGGGCAGTGAGTATCCCTGCATACCTGGAAGAGGATTACCAGAGAGCGATTAACGCGGCGTTCCAGAAGATCGAGAAGCTGGAGATCAGAGAGGGCGTACGCCTGGACAAAAAAAAACGGACCCCTCAGCGGCAGTAACCGCGAAGAGGTCCAGGATAAAATCTAACACACCCTTAGTATAAGGGAGAAAGGCAAAAAAATCAATGGCTGATTTGAAGTATCACATTGTTCAGACGCTGGTTGTGTTTCCCGCTGATGGTAAGTTCCACAAGGAGCTGAACCTGATCGAATGGGGTGACCATAAGGCTAAATACGACCTCAGGGGATGGAACAGTGATCGTACAGAGATGACCAAAGGGGTCACATTATCAAAGGAAGAAATGCAAATTTTAAAAGAGAAAATAGGAGGAATTGAGTTATGACATTGACCGCAGTATTTGAAGGCTTAGAGGACATGATGAATTTTGCAAAAGTGATGGCGGGTAACGCAGGATCAGAACCTGCCCCGATGCAACCACAGACTATACCTGTAGCGCCGGTACAACCCGTGGCGCCCATTACACCAGAACCACAGCCGGTTTATACAGCCCCAGCAGCCCCAATACAGCCGCCAGCTTACACGGCTCCGCCAGTAGCCCCAGCGCCGGTGCCAACGACAGCGCCAAGCTACACGCTGGATGACCTGACAAGGGCGGCTATCCCACTTATGGACTCAGGCAAGCAGCCGGCCCTGCTGCAGCTGCTTAAAGACTTTGGGGTAGAGGCTCTTCCAACGTTACAACCAGAGCAGTACGGCGCCTTTGCAACAGCACTTCGGGGATTGGGGGCCCAGATATGATGGGAGGACATGCAGAGAGAGCCCATGCGCTCCTGAGTGCATCGGGTGCCTATCAGTGGATGGCCTGTACCCCCAGCGCCAGGCTCCAGGAGCAGTTCCCGGATAATCCTTCTGGTACGGCTGCGGCCGAAGGAACACTGGCACACGAGTTGGCGGAACTTAAAGTCAGGAACTATTTCTACACGGTGGATTTCGGGAAACGGAAGCTGACCAACGCCATCAACAAGCTAAAGAAAGAGGAGTTGTGGCAGGATGAGATGATGGGGTACACGGACGAATACCTGGATTATGTTAAGTCCGTGGCTATGAAGTACCCATCTAGTCCCTATGTGGCGATCGAGAAGCAGGTGGATCTCAGTACATACATACCGGAGGGATTTGGTACAGCTGACTGCATCCTGATAGGAGGAAACATCCTCCATGTCATTGACTTTAAGTACGGCAAGAGCCCGGATGGACGGGTGAAAGCAGAGTGGAATCCACAAATGCTGCTGTACGCCCTGGGGGCCTATGAGGCTTACAGGCTGCTGTATCAGGTCAAGACAGTAAGGCTGTCCATTGTGCAGCCGCGTCTTTCAGATGGTATATCCGAATGGGAATGCACCTTGGATGAGATGCTGCAATTCGGGGAGTACGTAAAGGAGAGAGCGGCACTGGCCATCAAAGGAGAGGGAGAGTTCGCCCCGACACCTAAGACCTGTAAGTACTGTAGGGCCAAAGGACGATGCAAGGCCCGCGCGGAGAAGAACGTGGAACTGGCCTTCCTCGTGGGGACCGATCCGAAGCTTTTGTCAAACGAGGAATTGGGGCAGTATCTCCTCAAAGGGCGGGATGTTGCCAAATGGCTGAGTGATGCCCAGGATGTGGCCCTCTCTGAGTGCCTCGCTGGGAAGGAAGTGCCAGGATGGAAGGCTGTGGAGGGACGCGGCTCCAGAGACTGGACCGACATGGATAAGGCATTTAGCACCCTTACATTGAACGGCATATCAGACACCATCCTGTGGGAGCGCAAGCCGCTTTCACTGGCCCAGGTAGAAAAGGTAGTAGGGAAAAAGGATTTTCAGGAACTTGTAGGCGAATTGGTCATCATGAAACCAGGGAAACCCGCATTGGCGGAGGAATCCGATAAAAGAGAAGCGATCACAAACAAAGTAACCGCCGCGGAGGCGTTCAAGGAGGAGGGCTAATTGTGGATAAGCCTGAAAGAGTTTGGAGAAGGTTTGAACTTATTGTACAAAATAATGAGGAAAAAGAGGAGCTGGAAAGGGTTTTGGATGAGAAACACCTTTCCAGGAAGGAGTTAGCCATCATCCTTTTTAGTCTTCGCGTTCGACCAGGATTTTCTCGTGAAGATTTCGGTATTTGAATGCGTAGTGGCCAAGGATATCCTTTAATTCAGCAACGGGGACGTTGTTGTATTCTCCAATCAGAACACGAGGATTTACCGACCAGACGTATAAAATGCATTTACCAGAGATTGATTTAATGCCCGACACCTCAAATTCATAGCCGGTGTCAAGCTCACGGTAAATAAGACTCTCTTGGTCAATGTTCCGTATTATATACGGCTTACCTAGCTCAGCAACTATTTTTTGTAACAACGACATATCAGTACCTCCCTTTTTTCGATAATTATAATGCGAAAAAGAGCAAACGTAAATAGAAAGGAAAATTAATTATGAACGAATTAACGAATGTAACAACCGGAGAAGTAAGACTGTCCTATGTACACCTGTTTAAGCCCTATGCGCATCAGCCTGGGCAGGAAGAGAAATATCAGGTAACTGTACTTGTACCAAAAACGGATGCAGCCACTATGGGGAGAATCAATGCGGCTATTGATGCCGCAAAGCAGAGAGGCATCACGGATAAATGGAATGGCCAGTGCCCGCCTATCCTGCCAACACCAGTCTATGACGGGGATGGGGTACGCCCTTCTGACGGAATGCCGTTCGGTCCGGAATGCAAGGGCTGCTGGGTATTTACTGCCAGTGCCAAAGCAGATTATCCCCCGGAGGTAGTGGATAAGATGGGGAATCCGATCATCAACCAGTCTGAGGTCTACAGCGGTATGTATGGCCGCGTGAATGTATCTTTCTATCCCTACTCCTTTGGAGGAAAAAAGGGAATCGGTTGCGGACTGGGGCCTGTCCAGAAACTCAGGGACGGAGAATCTTTAGGGGGCAGCGCGCCAAGCGCAGCACAGGCATTCGGTACGCCTGCTCCACAAGCAGCTACACCGCAGTATGGGGCCGCCATGCCCGCGACACCAGGAGCTGCAGGATACATACCACAGCAGGCGCAGGCAGCACCATGGGAGCCCGCACCGGCAGCAATCAACCCGATCACAGGGATGCCATATTGAGGACAATGGGAGGGGCTTTGAGAGCCCCTCATCCTGACAGGAGGTAAGACCGATGGCAAGACATCATCTATCTATTGATATTGAGACGCGCAGCAGTGTGGACATCACCAAGGCCGGGGCTTACAGGTACGCTCAGTCTCCAGATTTTGAAATCCTCCTGTTTGCTTACCAGTGGAACAATGATCCCGTGAAGATCATTGACCTTAAAAACGGAGAAGAACTCTCCTGCTGGCTGATGCAGGCCCTGACTGATCCGTCTGTTATCAAACACGCCTATAATGCCGCTTTTGAGTGGTACTGCCTAAACAGGGCCGGGTATGAGACACCAATCGAGCAGTGGCAGTGTACCATGGCTCACGGGCTGTACTGCGGGTATACTGCCGGGCTGAGCGCCACAGGAAAGGCGATCGGATTGCCCCAGGACAAACAGAAGATGACGGTCGGCAAGGCGCTGATCCGGTACTTCTGCGTACCCTGCAAGCCTACAAGGACCAACGGGGGGAGGACATGGAACCAGCCGTGGCATGACCCGGACAAATGGGACTTATTTAAGGATTATTGTAAGCAGGATGTGGTCACGGAGCATGAGATACTGAAACGCCTGGACATGTTCCCGATGCCGGAGGAGGAGGAACGGCTGTGGCAGATGGATGTCCTCATGAACGCCTATGGCGTCCGTGTAGACAAAGATCTGATCGAGGGGGCTTTGTACATAGACGAGGTCAGTACCCAGAAGCTGACGGACGAGGCCATCGGACTTACCGGGCTGCAGAACCCGAACAGCCAGCAGCAGCTGGTGCCTTGGCTCAACAGTCATTCTAAAGAGCATCCGGATGAGCCCGATCTGCTGGACAACCTACAAAAAGCCACTGTAGAGGAGCTGTTAAAGGAAAAGGAGCATCTGCCGGAGGATGTCTGCCGGATGCTTGAAGTTCGGCAACAGCTGGGTAAGACCTCCACCAAGAAATACGCGGCCATGGACACGGCTCGCGGCGAGGGAGACAGGCTACGCGGATTAACACAGTACTACGGGGCCAACCGTACCGGGAGGTATGCCGGGCGGCTGGTACAGTTGCAGAACCTTCCCAGAAATTATATCAAGACCCTGGGCTATGCCCGGAAGCTAGTGAAGGCTAAGAACTATGACGGGATTAAGCTACTCTACGGAAACGTGCCGGACACGCTCTCCCAACTTATCAGAACAGCCTTTATACCATCGGAAGGACATAAGTTTGTGGTGGCGGATTTCAGCGCCATTGAGGCCCGCGTGATCGCATGGCTGGCTGGGGAACAGTGGGTGAATGAGGTGTTTGCTACCCATGGGATGATCTACGAGGCGACAGCATCTCAGATGTTCGGTGTGCCAGTGGAGCGGATCACAAAGGGGAATCCTGAATACGCCTTAAGACAAAAGGGAAAGGTTGCCACACTGGCCCTGGGATACCAGGGCGGTACCCACTCACTGATCAGCATGGGCGCACTTAAAATGGGCCTGACCGAGGAGGAGTTGCCGGAAATCGTACAACGGTGGAGGCGGGCAAACCGGCAGATCTGCGGCCTTTGGTACGCCGTGGAAAACGCGGCCCTTACGGTCATGGAAACTGCACAACCGCAGGGGATCAACGGACTTATTTTTGCACTGGAAGGGGATCTGATCTTCGGACAGAACTTCCTGACAGTGCAGCTTCCAAGCGGGCGGAAACTGTTTTACTGTAAGCCGTACCTGAAAGAAAATCAGTTTGGTAAAATGGCCATCCACTATCACACAATGGGGCAGCAGACACGCAAGTGGGAAGTTACAAGCACTTACGGCGGCAAGATGACCGAGAATATCGTACAGGCGATAGCCAGGGACTGTCTGGCAGTGACCCTGGAACGGATCGCGGCTAAAGGCCTGCAGGTGGTATTCCACGTACATGATGAGGTCATCATTGATGCACCTATGGAGACGACCGTGGACGAGATATGCGGTCTGATGGCCGAACCGATACCGTGGGCTCCGGGACTGGTGCTCAAAGGGGCCGGGTTTGAAAATGACTATTATATGAAGGACTAGGGAGGGAGACAGGTGCAGAATAACAGAATGCTGCAGATCAGCACGGCAGGGAGCCGAAAGGCAACACAATGGCCGCAGAGTACGATCATGTGGTCCGAATTTGTGGAGAAGCTTAAGACTCCCGTGTGGGGAACTGAGACACTGGACCAATATCTTGCTCTGCCTAAGTCCAGGCAGGATGATCTCAAAGATGTGGGCGGTTTCGTTGGAGGGACCTTTATAGGACTGCGCCGTAAAGCCGCTTATGTGGAAGGGCGCGACCTCATAACGCTGGATCTGGATAATATACCGGCTGGGCAGACGGAAAACGTCTTAAAGCGCGTCAGTGGGCTGGGGTGTGCGGCTGTAGTCTACAGTACCCGGAAGCACAGCGGATATGCCCCCAGGCTGCGTGTTATCATCCCGATCGACCGAACTGCTACAGCGGATGAGTATGAGCCCGCGGCAAGAAAACTGGCATCCCTTCTGGGGATCGAGTTCTGCGACCCGACCACATTTGACGCGGAGAGGCTGATGTACTGGCCCAGCTGCTGCAGTGACAGCCAATATGTGTACCGGGTATACGATAACCCGTTCTGCAGCCTTAAAGGGCTGCTGGGGATGTACGGTGACTGGCATGATGTATCACAATGGCCGCAGGTACCTGGAGCTGACGCTATCGAGAGGCGCCGGCTGGCCAAGCAGGAGGACCCCACAACCAAGAGAGGGATCATAGGGGCCTTCTGCAGAACATACAGCATTACTCAGGCCATGGAGAAGTTCATTCCGGGGATGTACGAGGAGACAGACATGCAGGGCCGGTACACATATACAGGAGGCGAGACAACAGGCGGGGCCCTGGTGTACGATGGGGATCTGTTCCTATATTCCTACCACTCCCATGATCCATGCTGCCGGCAGCTGGTCAATGCGTTTGATCTGGTCCGCCTACATATGTTTGGGGACAAGGATGACGAGGCTAAGGAGGGGACGCCGGTCAACAAGCTGCCGTCCTTTGTGGCCATGAGTAAGCTGGCCGTATCCGATAAGCCTGTGTCGGATCTGATTGCAAAGGAAAAGCATGAGGAGGCCATGTCGGCATTTGCAGCTGCGGGAAGCGGCATCCGGGAAGCTGATGATCTCACATGGATGAGCCAGCTGGCAGTGGATGGGAACGGGAACTATAAAAAGACTGTGAACAATATCATCCTGGTGCTGCAGAACGACCCGTTACTGAAAGGGAAGATCGTGACAGATGAGTTTGCAGGCAGGGGGCTGGTCTTAGGCGCAGTCCCATGGAATGATGAGACCGAAAAGCGGCTGTGGACGGATACAGATATTTCAGGATTTTACTGGTACATGGAAACGTATTACGGGATCACAGCCCGGAACAGCATGTCGGATGCCCTGGCGATCGTGGGAGAACAGAATAAAATCAATGAAGTCAGGGATTACTTGAAAGGGCTGGCCTGGGACGGCGTGAAGCGGGTGGATACCCTGTTAAGCGTATACCTTGGGGCAGAAGATACTCCTTATACAAGGGCCGTCATGCGTAAGTCTTTGTGCGCGGCCGTGGCCAGGGCGATCGTAGGCGGCGTAAAGTATGATAACATGCCGATCATCACAGGACCGCAAGGGATCGGCAAGAGTACGTTTCTTGCCATCCTGGGGAAGGCTTGGTTCTCAGACAGCCTGACGTCATTTGAGGGTAAAGATGCCGCCGAACTAATACAAGGGACCTGGATCAACGAGGTGGGCGAACTTACGGCCTTTACAAAGCAGGAGACATCCGCCATCAAGCAGTTTTTAAGTAAGTGCTACGACATCTACCGGGCGGCCTACGGCAGGCAGACGGAGAAACACCCAAGGCGCTGTGTGTTCTTTGGTACCAGTAATGACAATGAATTCCTGAAGGATGCAACTGGTAACCGCCGGTTCTGGCCGATTGATGTAGGGCTGCATCCAGCACAGAAGTCAATATGGAATGATATGCCGGGAGAGGTAGACCAGATATGGGCCGAGGCATACATGTACTGGGCCATGGGAGAACAGCTGTATCTGTCAAAAGAGATAGAAGCTTTGGCCATGGAGCAACAGGAAAGCCATAGGGAGTTGTCAGGCAAGGAAGGGATCATACAGGATTTCCTGGAGAAACCGATACCGCTTAACTGGGGCCAGATGAGCCTGGGACAACGCCGGCAGTTTTTGAACGGAAACCTGCAATATGACGAAAGTGTGGGGCTTGCTCTAAGGGATAAAGTGTGCGCGGTAGAGATATGGGAGGAATGTTTTGGGAGCGAAAAGGGGTATATGAAGCGAACTGATAGCACTGAGATCAACAACATCCTGCTGAGCTTAAAAGGCTGGAAGCGGATAAAGACACCAAGGAGGTTCGGTACTTACGGGAACCAGAAAGGGTTTGAGCGCCTGACTACTTAGCCTGGTAGAACGAAAATAGTCAGATGGTAGTTGGTAGACATGCGGTAAGTAGCCAAGTAGACGGATAGTAGTAGACCACGGTAGACGTGAAAAACACTGAAAATACAAGGTTTTCTAGTATCCAACTACTATGACTACCAACTATCTATATAAGAATAAAAATAGATAGAATAGGTACACACATATAACGCCTAACGTACCTATACGCATATACACATACGCGTGCGAGGAAAGTTTGTAGACAGGAGGGGTGTTAGTGCTTGAGAAGGATATAGAGAGGAAGCTGGTATCGGAAGTAAAGAAACTGGGCGGCCGGGCCTATAAGTGGGTAAGTCCTGGTAATGATGGGGTGCCTGACCGGATCGTGATACTACCCGGCATGCGCCCGGTGTTCGTGGAACTTAAGACTGAAAGCGGGAAGCTTAGTGCCTTGCAAAGGGTGCAGATAAGACGCCTCCTGGACATGGGGCAGGACGTAAGGGTATTGAAAGGAATCCGGGAGGTAGAGCAGTTCCTGGAGGATTGTGACACCGGGCTGAAGTTAAGACAGTTTGAAAAGGAGGTGATGCCACATGATATTTAAGCCACATGCCTATCAGCAGCACTGTATCAATCAGATCATAGAGATTAAAAAGTTAGGCCTGTTCTTAGATATGGGTTGAGGGCCTTGGAAAAACAGTCACCACGCTGACGGCCATCAAGGAACTTAAGCACAACCGGTTTCAGGTCAGGAAGGTCTTGGTGATCGCGCCTAAGAAGGTTGCGGAGGGGACCTGGACAAGGGAGGCGGATAAGTGGGATCACACAAAAATGTTGCGGGTGTCACCGGTACTGGGAAGCCAGGCGAAGCGGATCAAGGCATTGAATACGCCGGCGGATCTGTATATTGTCAACCGCGAGAACGTGGTGTGGCTGGTGGATTATTACCGTAACGCATGGCCGTTTGACATGGTGGTAGTGGATGAGAGCAGCAGCTTCAAGAGCCATTCCGCAAAGCGTTTTAAGGCCCTGGCCAGCGTAGGGAACCATATCGAACGTCTGGTAGAGTTGACCGGTACCCCATCCCCTAATGGCCTGGATGACCTGTGGGCACAGATATTCCTGCTGGACGGCGGAGAACGCCTGGGAAAACGGTATACATGGTTCAGAGAACGGTATTTCCAGCCGGACAAGCGCGGAGCTGACGGCATGGTGTACAGCTATGAGGCCAAGCCTGGGAGCGAGGAGGGCATCCTGGAGAAAATATCAGATATCTGCATCAGCATGAAGGCGGAGGATTACCTGCAGCTGCCGGATATCACCTACCACGAGATCCCGGTAGAGATGGATCCTAAGGCGCGCAAGGCATACACAGATCTGGAACGTGAGATGGTGCTGCAGCTGCCGGAGGATGAAGGTGATATCAGCGTAACGAGTGCTGCAGCGTTAAGCAATAAACTTTTACAGCTTGCCAATGGGGCCATATATGACGAAGATCGCAATGTACATGAGATCCACAACTGCAAGATAGAGGCATTCATGGAGTTGATCGAGTCCCTGCAGGGAAAACCGGCCTTAGTGTTTTACAACTACCAGCATGACCGAACGCGGATCCTGAAAGCTTTGGAGAAAACAGGACTCAGGATAAGGGAACTTAAGACCCCGCAAGATGAGGATGACTGGAATGCCAGGAAGATCGATATCCTTCTGACTCATCCGGCCAGCAGCGCTTATGGCCTTAACCTGCAGCAGGGCGGAAACCACGTTATTTGGTTTGGCCTTACCTGGAATTATGAACTATATACCCAGGCCAATAAGCGCCTACACCGTCAGGGGCAGACGGATAAGGTCATCATCCATCATCTGATATGTACAGGAACCCGTGATGAAGATGTGATGCAGGCCCTGCAGCGGAAAGACGATGTACAGAATTGGGTAATGGAGAGCCTGAAAGCAAGGATAAGGAGGATCAAGGATGGTGATTGAGTTCAACATCCCTAATGGGAAGATGAGGATACATGCGGAGACTTTCTTCCGTGATGCGGGAAAGATGCAGATACGGAGGATGCTTAAATATCTCAGCCATTCCCGGCCAGACGAGGGCCAGGTGCAGGAAATACGTAAATGGCTTGAGGAACGGATCCGGATGGAGAAAAACGAGGCCGGGAGAGAAGGCAGCGTATCCCGGAAGCAGGTGGATAAGTATGGATGTATCCTGGAGTATGTGGATAAATTGTTACCATAAATCGCTATTTTAAAGATTAGAGAGGAGGCCGGAGCGGTGCGCACCGTTGATGGGATATCCCGGCTCCTTAAAAAAATGATAGTTGGATTACATGACGCGGAAAAAGATTATTTCAAGCATGGAAAGAATTTTCCTAATTTGGCGCTGATGAAAATATCAGCGTGGCATAAGGCCCAGGGAGATACCGTGGAATGGTGGGTGCCGGTGCTGCACTATGACCGTGTATACAGCAGTAAGGTATTTGACTTCACGCCGGACAATCCTCATCTTCCAGATGATACGATCCGGGGCGGGACCGGATACCGCGACCTGCCAATGGACCAGAAACTGCCGCCGAAGATTGATGCCATGTACCCAGATTACTCCATCTACCCGGATTGCGATTATGCTATTGGTTATCTAACCCGTGGATGTCCCAATCACTGCCGCTGGTGTGTAGTGCCTCGTAAAGAGGGGCAGATAAGACCATATAGGCAATGGCAGGACATCATAAGGCATGATACTGATAAGCTGGTGCTGATGGATAACAACATATTGGCCTGTGAGTATGGTGTAAAGCAACTTGAGGGCCTGATTGGGAGCGGGTATCGAATTGACCTAAACCAGGGGATGGATGCGAGTCTGGTAACGGAAGATATAGCCCATATCCTGTTCAGGCTAAAATGGATTCGGTTCATTCGGTTCTCTTGCGATCAAAAGTCACAGATAGAACCGATTAGGCGCACAATAGAGTTGCTAGGTAAACATGGTGTAAAGCCATACAGGATATTTATATATCTGTTAGTAACAGCAGACCTTGTTGACGCATCGGAGCGGGTAGAGGAGCTGAAGGGATATAGAGCAATTAATCTGTATGCACAGGCCGAGAGAAATGAGCGGTTAGGTATTGTCCCAAATGAGGGACAGTTGGAGTTTGCACAGCGATACATATATGGTGGCTGTTACCGATCGGAGATGTGGAAAGAGTATTGCTGCCGAAAAGGATTTAATTATCAATATTAATTTTGGAGGCTATATGAAAAAGCAGAAGGTAGTGAGAACATATCCGAACAATTACACGAATCCGATGACTGTTCTTAGGGACGCCTTAGGCGAAGGATGGATAGTGGTCATGTGTAACCAGACATATTTAGAAAATAATCGTACTTGTCTGGAATATATTCTGGAAAAGGATATTCCAGAGAATTAAAATTTCCGGGAGAACCGGAGGAAGGAAAAAACATGGAAAAAATAAGGTGCGGTGAATGTAGGCACTGCAAGGAATATAGAAAGCTAGGGAACACCAGGAGTAAATACACCTGCGGACATCCGAATCATAGATATATTATTGACTATTTCGATAAGCACCACATAAGCAAAATGCCTGGGTTCCTGAATTTTGGCAAGCCTGGAGAGGTTCCGGTCAAGACATCACCAGCGTGGTGTCCGCGTAAACGGTAGAATTAGAATTTAGTGGAGGAAATTAAAGTATGTTATATCCAGAAGTGGAATTGATAAAAAAACATGCGTATTGTGTATGTGGGGCACCGAATTTTAGAAATAGTTCGGAATTTCATAAACCGATATATAAAATTTACAGTGTTACGATTCCTACCAGACCATATGGAACTAAAACACATCATTTATGCGAGGATTGTATAAAAAGGATTATGAAAGGTGTTGAGCAAGTAAACATCTGATGTTAACTTAGAATTTCCGGGAGAGCCGGAGGAAGGGAACAGAGATGAAAAAGTCTGATGCGAAATGGAAAGCGAGAATTTTTAAAGACAAGGTATTAAAACCTGCTATCAAAGACCAATTACAAATTCTTTCTCAGGTGGTGCTTTGTAGCAAAGAATTAAAAATAGAGTATTACAAAGATGCTGTTTATGCAGATGGGAAGACAAAATTATTTGAACAATACCCGTCATGTAAACAATGGGAACATAGATATTGTCCAGCTAAAGGAAAGAAATATAGGGGTTATGTAACGCCTGGTGGGTATATGTTTTTTGGAGACAGTGAAATAGAAATATATTGTAAAGTGATTGCGGCATTTGCTAGTGAGGAATCACCATTAATCATTCCTTTTAGCGAAACGTAAATTAGCTAATCTGATATTTTGAAATGCGAAGGGAGATTAAATCATGTGGAAGATCATATTTAAATATCCAGATGGAGGCAAGGTGAAACTGACCAACAGCTCCAGGCCAATGGATAAGTCCATTGCTAACAAGTATTATGATACCTATGGCTATAACTCTGACGGTGGAACATTCCAGCAGTATCCAAAGAAAAAGTACAGGCCCATAGCTATGGCCACTGTGGTGGATATACTAAATGTTGGTGGAGATTTAGAGAAAGAGATATCGATCAATGTGGATGATCAGGAGGTACCTGATTGAAAAAGAAAGCAGACAGTAAACAGGTAAAGGCCAATAAGGTATTACGGTTATCAGCTGTAGCGGCTTCCGCGGAATCAGCCATTAAGGAGCCGCCACCAAACACTTGGTCCGCCAGGATGCCGGCCTATACATATACAGTGGCCTGCCCGGATCCGGAACTGCGGGAGCCACCGAAGGGAGTGAGACGATATTATGACCCGAGCAGAAAGACGCCGCTTGGAGCGTCAGAACAGAAAGCAGCCTACATACAATCTTTCCAGGGACCAGATGCAGGGGATGAAACAGGAGGCCACCCGTGATGCGGCAGAGACGGCATTCCTTCTGATGCTTGGAATACCGGTGCTGATGTTTAAGGATCACTTCGGGCAGCTGATCCGGCGTGAGGTGGATGGTAAGAGCCGGGAACAACGCTTTGTGGACTACTGCCTGGAGTTTTACCGGCAGTTTGATAAAGAATTGTACACGCTGGATGATATCAGGGCGGTGCTAAAAGATGAATGCGACATTGAGATTGACATGCAGTGATGGGAGGTGATGCCGGTGGATAAGGAGGTGCTGATACAATATTGCGAGATGAAAGAGGAGATAAAGGACATAAGACAGCGGATTAAGAAGCTGGACAGATTCTTGGAGGAGCCTCATCAGGTATCAGATACCGTCAAGGGAACGCGATCAGATGGTACGATTGGAAGTATTAAGATTACAGGCTATCCAGTACCGGATTATTACCGGAAGCAAGCCTTGAGGGAACGGTACAGACAGATCCTGGAGCGCAAGGAGGCAGAACTGCTGGAGTTAACCTGTCAGGCGGAGGAGTATATCCAGACCATCCCAAAGAGTGAGATGCGGATTATGTTTCGGCTGTATTACATAGATGGGCTACCATGGTGGAAAGTGGCACAGGCTATGAACCGCATGTTGCCAAAGCGGCGGGTGAAGTTTACGGAGGATAGTTGCAGAGTGAGGAATAATAGATTTTTTGAGGAAATTTAAAAATGTTCGGTCATGTTCGCCTGAATCATGCTAAGATGTTATCATGCGGAAGCCAGAGGGCGGAAGCATCCTCCCCCATTGCACAACGGCCGTCAGGTGTCACAGCCTGGCGGTTGAATCGCCGGTACATGATAAGTACGCCAGGCACTGCGCAGCAAGCCGGGCTTGGAGCGGATCGTAAGGTCCTGAAATTCCTTGTCCGGCACCCCAATTCTGCCTACAGGGCATTAAAGAAGACACAGGCTATACGCTGGCGTACTGGCGCACCGGCTATCCAGATGCTGGGTGGCTAGATGCAGGTACGCAATCACAGGAACGTACCCCAGTGTCCTTCGGGCTTGGGGTCTTACATTAACAGCGGAGCATCCGTATATTGCGCGGGCGTCCTTCCGAAACGGAGATAACCGTATTGATTACGGTTCGAGGGGCACTTGTACGTTTGTGCAGGTGTCCTTTTTGTATTTTCATTTTCATAAATGATCCTCAAAGGAATATGATAGTTAAAAAGGTGAGTTATATGCTAGTTAAGTTATACACAATTGTCTTTGGAGGATTACCCTTGGAAATGTTTACAAATGATAGCCTGATTGAGGTCTGGCTTGAGGCAGCACGAACGGTATATGAGGAAACTGGAATGCGTGTAGATGCAAGATTAAGTATACCGTATTATATTTGCGATAAGTATGAAAATTGTAACTTGAGCGGCCCAATAGCGAATTATGTATGCATGTGGGAGCCGACAGAGCTGGAATCTCAAGAAGATTATTATGTGGCATTACTCCAGGTAGTACGGAGGGTGAGAGAAAGATTAGGGAATCCGTATATGGAATTTTCTAGTCAAGATTCAGACATACATTATTTTTTTGGGGATTTAAACTGATTCTAGGTCATTGCGTACGCGCTGCCAGAGAGCACTATATAACCTAGATTCGTTAAAAGAGGCATCCACCATATAGGCGGGTGCCTTTGGTATATTTGTCCCGGCGTCTGAAACTTAGGGCGTCCGGGGCCTCCTTACAAAACAAACATAAAAGAGGTGATCAGCATGGCCAGGGCGCCAGATCCAAGGATAGAGCAGGCAAAGGCCATGTACCTGAAGGGCATTAAATTGGTTGAGATTGCAAATCAACTGAATCTGCCAGAGGGGACGGTCCGCCGCTGGAAGTGTACTCATAAGTGGGATAGCGAACGCTCGGATAAGAAAAGCGAACGTTCGCATAAAAAGGGGCCGCCTAAAGGGAGTAAGAATGCCCTTGGTAATAAAGGCGGCGCAGCCCCAGAACAGAATAAGAATGCAGAAAAATACGGTTTCTTCTCGAAGTATCTTCCGGAAGAGACCGTTTCCATTATCCAGGAGATGCCTACCGATCCGCTTGACATCCTCTGGGACCAGGTACAGATTGCCTATGCTGCCATCATCCGGGCACAGTCCATCATGTATGTCAAAGATCGGGATGACGTGACAACCACCAGGATAGGCCATAAGGATGGCGATACGGTGACGGAGGAGCGCTGGGAGGTGCAGCAGGCCTGGGACAAGCAGGGCAACTTCCTGCAAGCGCAGGCCAGAGCGCAGAAGACGCTGGAAGGGCTCATCAAGCAGTATGACGAGTTGCTGCATAAGCGTTGGGATCTGGCCAGCGAAGAACAGAAAGCGCGGATTGCACAACTCCGGGCTCAGACAGATAAACTTACTGGGAACAACCAGGAGTTGGAGGATATGGATGGGATAGAGGGTGATATCTATGGTGGCAGTAAATAGGTTTGTCAGGAAAAAGACCATCCCTTTTAACTTTTCTGAAAAGCACAAGGAGTATATACGTAGATGTGAGACCTGCATGTATAACGTGGCCGAGGGTGCTGTTCGTGCCGGCAAGACGGTGGACAATGTGTTCGCTTTTGCGCATGAACTTAAGACCACGCCTGATCGTATCCATTTGGCCACCGGATCCACCATGGCCAATGCAAAGCTTAACATCGGGGATGCCAATGGTTTCGGCCTTGAATGGATATTTCGTGGGCAGTGCCATTGGGGGAAGTACAAGGACAATGAGGCACTGTTTATCAAGGGGCCGGACACAAGGGGAAAGCAGAAGATTATTATATTTGCCGGTGCTGCCAAGGAAGACAGCTATAAAAAGATCCGTGGCAACTCCTATGGTATGTGGATCGCAACAGAGATCAACCTGCATCATGACAACACCATCAAAGAGGCCTTCAACCGTCAGCTGGCCGCGCAGCGGCTAAAGGTGTTCTGGGACCTAAATCCGGATAACCCAAGGGCGCCCATTTATGCGGAGTATATAGACAAGTATCAGCGACAGGCGGATGCAGGAGACTTCCCCGGCGGGTACAACTACATGCACTGTACCATCTATGACAACATCAACATTACTTCGGAACGTCTACGGGAGGTCGAAAGCCGGTATGATAGGAACAGTATCTGGTACCTGCGGGACATCAAGGGGATGCGCGTGGTGGCCAATGGCCTTATCTACCGCCGGTTTGCAGATGATACAAGTACCAAACAATATGTCTTCCGCCTAACTGACAAGCCAAAGGACATCATGGAGATTATCCTTGGAATTGATTTCGGTGGCAGCGGATCCGGACATTCTTTCACGGCCACGGCCATCACCAGGGGATATCATAATGTGATCGCTCTTGCTTCAGAATGGATAGGCTGCAAGGATGAGAAGGGGAACCAGATAGAGATTGACCCGGAGATGCTGGGGACCATGTTCTGTAACTTCTGCCAGAAAATCATAAGCCGGTATGGGTATATCACAACAGTGTATGCAGACAACGCAGAGCAGACGCTGATAGCCGGGATCCGATCCAGCTTACGCAAACACGGTCTTGGCTGGGTTCGTGTAGAAAATGCCCTAAAAACTGAGGTCAATGACAGGATTAACGCCACCGCTATTCTAATGGCACAGGGGCGTTTTTATTATATCCAGGGTGAGTGCCAGAGCCTTGTGGATGCTCTAAGCACAGCCGTATGGGATCCCAAGGAATTAACCAAGAACGTCAGGCTGGATGATGGTACGAGTGATATTGATAGCTTGGATAGCTTTGAATACACGTTTGAACGGCAGATCAGCCGTCTGATCAAATACGGATAGGAGGTGATGATGACGAAATTCACAAAGATGTTAGACTTGATCATAAATGTCCTGAATAAGGATGCGGATACCCAGGTGGATGTGTGTATGACATCTCAGATGGCAAATCTGATAGAACTTTGGACCAGGATGTATGAAAACAGATCACCGTGGGTGAATAACAAGGATGTGTCCAGTGCCAACCTTGCGCCAGCTATTGCCTCAGAGATTGCGCGCTTGGTAACGTTGGAACTTAAGTCTGAGGTGACTGGAGGGCCAGCGGCGGATTACCTGAATGAGCAATATCAGCGTAAAGTGATCAAGGATCTGCGGCGGTATGTTGAGTACGGATGCGCAAAAGGTGGCCTGATTATGAAGCCATATATCACGAAGCAGGGAATTGAAGTACAGTTCGTACAAGCAGATTGCTTCTTTCCTTTGGGTTTCGACAGTTCTGGCCGGCTTACGCAGTGCGTATTCACGGAGCAGTTCCGGAAAGGACAGAAGATATATACCAGACTGGAAGTGCATACGCTGCAGGGGAACCGGGTGCATATTACCAACCGAGCCTTTGTGGCTACAAATGATTATAGCCTTGGCAGTGAGGTGGCGGTCAACTCCATTGACAGGTGGTCTG